CAACAAGTGGAAGAGGTGTCTCTATGATTGCATTTCTTAAAGTTCCTCCACAAATAGCTGAACTGGAAGAAAAGTTCCTAAATCCTGATGAGAGTAATCATGGGAATTTACAGCATGGAAACTCAGGTGCCACTGATGGTGTTACTCAGTTTATTTGGGATATGAATAGTATGTACGATGCTCCTAGATTTAAACATCCTACATATGCACATGTATACCCACAGGTAGGAAAGGTTTGTGTATTTCCTATTTGGTTGCACCACCAAGTATCTCCATTTTTTGGAGAAGGGGAAAGACGAACGATGTCTTGTAATATAGATATAATTAATCATGTATGAACTAAAAGATTACCTTAATGCTATAAATCATACCAAAGAACCTCTTATGGATACTGAGGATGAACAATGGGAAAAGAAATATTTTCCTTTTATTGTAAATAAATGTGTTGCTCCATTTCCCGATACCATTATGTTGGTGAATGAAATTAATCAATTACCCCACCTAGATAAGAAACTTCAGTTTGATTTTTTGATAAATAGTCTAAGACCAAGGAAAAGATACACACCTTGGCTGAAGGCGAAGAAATTAAAGAATCTAGAGTATGTTAAAGAGTATTATGGATACAATAACGAAAAGGCAAAAGTCGCTCTTGATATACTAAATGATGAACAAATTTCTGCCATAAAAAGAAAATTAAATAAAGGTGGAAGAGATGGACGAAATTAATTGGACACAGGAGCAGATGCTAGAGGTGGGGCTAAAAGAACCCGATGATTTTTTAAAGGTACGAGAGACTCTATCTCGTATCGGTGTAGCTTCCCGAAAAGAAAGAAAATTATATCAGTCCTGTCATATATTGCATAAACAGGGCCGGTATTACATTGTGCATTTCAAAGAGTTGTTTGCTCTTGATGGAAAGAAAACTAACTTATCCAAGAATGATATAGCAAGACGTAATACTATTGCGAATTTGTTGAGGGATTGGGATTTGATTACTATTATTGGAGAAGTGGAAGAAGTTGCCCCCCTAAGTCAAATCAAGGTACTTTCGTTTAGTGAAAAAAATGAGTGGACATTAGAAACCAAATATAACATAGGCAAGAAGAAAGAAGCTTAATGGAAAAGTTCAAATCCTTTATAACAGAAGCAAAGGATGAAGATTATAGGATAGTCGTTCTTTCAGTTGAGCATGGTGATAATGCAATCACTGCTAAACGTATAAAGGAAGAAGCAGATAAACTTAAACTTCCCTATTATATTATACAAATGGATGGTGCTAATGTATTATATAATAATGGTACATATACAATTTATGAATTGGATGATGATACGGGATTTGAAATTTCTTCATATGACACGGTTGTTTTTGTACGAGGCACACCCACAAAAGATAGTTCATTAGATTTAATTTCTGAATTAGAAAAGATTGGTATTTGTGTTGTCAATAATAGGGAAACAATTTCTACCGCAGCAGATAAATATCGTACTTATATTAAATTAAAAGATTATGGACTAACACAACCAAAAACAATTTTAGTGCCAAATGAAGATTCTTTAGAAACAGCTGTTAAAAATCTAGAAACAAAGTTTCCTATCATTATGAAAACTTTGCGAGGTTCAAAGGGTATTGGTGTTCTCTTTATTGAATCTGAAAGAGCATTATCTTCAATTGTACAGTTGATGTATAAGACAGATTCAAACGCTGATTTATTAATTCAAGAATATATTAAAACAGACTTTGATGTTAGGGTTATGGTTCTTGATGGCCAGGTGATGGCGACTATGCAGAGAGAAGTTATAGAAGGAGATTTTAGATCAAATTTCTCTCAGGGATCGAAGGTAAAACCATATAAGTTAACAGAATTAGAAATAGAACAAGTGCTTCTTGCAGCTAAAGCTTTAGGTGGTATTTTGAGCGCTGTTGATTTTATTGCTTCTAAGAATCCTCAAAAAAATCCCCCATACATTTTAGAGGTAAACAGTTCGCCTGGCACAGAAGGTATTGAAGAAGCAAACAAGAAAAATATTGTAAAAGATATTTTGGAATATTTTAAAAATCCAGACATACGTTATAAAGTACCAACTCAATGTGGTTATGAAGAAGTAGTTAATGTTGAACCTTTTGGTGAAATAATTGCTAAATTCGATACAGGTAATCCTGTATTGTCAGTTCTTCATGCTGAAGATATTAAAATAAAAGGAAAGAAAATTACTTTCTCTCTTAATGGAAAAACAATAACTACAGACTTGGTAAAAACATATACAGTTGATACTGGTGGTGGAGAAGATGAACGGCCAGTTATAAAACTTGATATGGAATTTGCTGGTACATTGTATAAAGAGGTTACGTTTGGTTTAAATGACAGAACAGAAATGGGTACAGATGTTTTGTTAAATAGATACACTATGAATCGATTCAATGTAATGGTTAACCCTCAAAGGAAATATGTAATAACAACCAAATATGTTCTTGACAATTAACTTTAAAAATGATATAGTTGTTGAATGAATTTTTATACGAATGTAATTCAATGGGGAAATAATCTACTTGTTCGTGAAATCAAAAATGGTAAACGAACCAATTCCAGAGTTAGATATTCTCCAACACTCTACGCTCCTGTAAAAAAACAAACTCCATATAAAAATCTTAATGGTGGTTACGTCACTGATTTGACATTTACCAACATGAAAGAAGCTAGGGAGTGGGTTGAATCTATGAAGGATCAACCGCATCTTGTTTATGGGAATACTCAATATCCTTACACTTATATTTCTGATACCCATAAAGGTCAGGTTGATTGGGATTTGGAAAAGATACTTATTGTAACGATTGATATTGAGGTTGAATGTGAAAATGGATTTCCCTCTCCAAAAGAAGCTGCAGAAGAACTCCTATCCATTACAATCAAAAACCATCAAACTAAACGTATTGTAGTTTGGGGTATTGGAGACTTTAAAACAGATCGTGAAGATGTAAACTATATAAAATGTGAAAGTGAAGTACATCTACTAAAAGAGTTTCTTGTATTTTGGGAAAAGTATTGGCCAGATATTGTTACCGGCTGGAACTCTGAGTTCTTTGATATTCCATATGTGTGTAATCGTATTAAAAAGTTATTTGGTGAAGATGAACTAAAACGACTTTCACCTTGGGGTGGTGTAAAAGAACGTGAAATATATCAGATGGGAAGACACCATCAGGTGTATGAAATACAGGGAATTGCTGCACTTGACTATTTTGACCTATATCGTAAATTTACATATTCTGCTCAGGAATCATATCGTTTAGACTATATCGCAAAGGTTGAATTGGGTGAAGAAAAAACTGGTAATCCATTTGAAACTTTTCGTGAATGGTATACAAAAGATTATCAGTCCTTTATTGAGTATAATATCAATGACGTTGAACTTGTTGATAAATTAGAAGACAAGATGAAATTGATTGAGTTGTGTTTGACTATGGCTTACGAGGGTAAGGTTAATTATATTGATGTACTTGGTTCTGTTCGTTATTGGGATATAATCATATATAATTATTTGAGAGAGAAAAATATTGTTATTCCTCAGAAAATAAAGGCAGAAAAGGTAGAGAAGTATGAGGGTGCTTATGTAAAAGACCCACAAGTGGGTATGCACAAGTGGGTTATGTCATTTGATTTGAATTCCCTGTATCCACATTTGATTATGCAATATAATATTTCACCAGAAACACTTATGTCCAATGAAATACAAGAAGGAATGGTTGATAAGATACTTGACGGCAAGATTAGAAATACTACTGATCATTGTATGACCCCAAATGGTGCTTTTTTTAGAAAAGATAAAAGAGGATTTTTGCCGGAGCTCATGGAGAATATGTATAATGATCGAACAAAATATAAAAGACTTATGCTGGATGCTAAGCAAAAATATGAGGATACTAAAGACCCTAAGTTCCTCAAAGACATATCACGATATAACAACATCCAAATGGCAAAGAAGATATCTCTTAATTCTGCATACGGCGCTATTGGGAATAATTGGTTTAGGTATTTTGATCTTAGAATCGCTACTGCAATTACAACGTCTGGCCAACTTTCTATACGGTGGATTGAGAAAGCTCTTAACATCTACCTTAATAAAATTTTGGAGACAAAAAATGAGGACTATGTTATTGCATCTGATACTGATTCCGTTTACATCACTTTTGACAAGTTGGTTAGTAACGTGTTTGAAGAGGGAACAGAACCTAGCAAAATTGTCTCCTTCTTGGATAAGGTTGCAAAAGAGAAGCTGGAATTTTTTATTTCTCGCAGTTATTCGGTGTTGGCTAAAACTATGAATGCCTATGAACAAAAGATGGTAATGGGTAGAGAGGTAATTGCTGATCGTGGAATCTGGGCAGCAAAGAAAAGATATATTCTTAACGTATGGGATAGTGAAGGAGTCCGATATAAAACTCCACAGTTGAAGATGATGGGGGTTGAAGCTGTTAAATCAAGCACTCCTGCTCCTTGTCGTGAGAAATTGAAACAAGCACTCAAAATCATTATGACTGGCGATGAGAAAATGCTAAATACATTCATACAAGAATTTAGGGATGAATTTATGAATTTGCCTCCAGAGGATATTGCATATCCAAGAAGTTGTAATGGTATAGAAAAGTTTAGGGGCGAATCATCTTTGTTTGCTAAAGGAGCGCCCATTCATGTTAAAGGAAGCATACTATACAACTATCTTTTGGAGAAAGAGAAATTACAAGACAAGTATGTAAAAATTCAAAATGGAGACAAGATAAAATTTCTCCACATGAAACAACCTAACATTTATCAATCATCTGCCTTTAGTTTCATGACAAAAATCCCAAGGGAACTTGACATTGTAGATAAAATAGACTATGATGAACAATTCGTGAAAAGTTTTAGCGAACCGTTAAAGTTTATTACGGATAAAATAAATTGGTTGCTGGACTCAAGTTATGGCGCCCAAGGAAGTTTAGAGGATTTTTTTAATTGAGATATTATCGTTATACTCTAGATGATCTAGAGAAAAGTGCAGCTCGTAAACGATTTACTTACATATC